ATTGCGTGTAATTGACATTCAATACGTGTGCGGTCATTATTACACAAATACAATGAAGAACGACACAAATTCTTTTTTGAGAAATCATCAACCGCGGTTTTGTATAGCGCAAGTACTTTTACTCCACTACCGCGATCAGTAGTGATTCCCTTGAATCTGCCGGTATAATATTTGATAGAATGACGATTGTCGTAATCACTCAAATACAAATAACAATTCAGAAATTCATATTCTTTGTATTCTGGGTTATACTTTGATGGATAGTTCTGCAAACATTCGATAGGAATGTGTATATCAATTTCCTTCGTATTATTGAGTGCCATCTATACTGAAAAATATGAGTTTCTTTATATTGTTTTCCGAAAACATAACTGGACATATATTCGAAAGGGGGGTTCTACAACGTTGAGACCACTTTGAGACCCTAAAAAATGAACGGAGTTGGTTTTGTTTCGTTATCAAACGATAAATGGTAATAAAATAATCGCATTCACGAAAAAAACTGACAGCATAATTGGAAAAAAGGTCTCAAAACATACTTTGTAATTTCATTTTCAGAATCGAACAGAAAGAACTTGTAACAAAACAAAGTTTCATTTTCCTGAAAAAGAAATTATTTTATACACTTTGAGACCTTTTTGGCATTCGCAGCATAACTTTTAACAGATATTTTTGTCGTAGCAGTTGTGGTTTGCGACTCTCCAAAAACACGTCTAAAAAATGACAGCTTAAGGTCTCTTAATGGTCTCTTATGTTTTCGGGTTTGAAAACATAAAAAGGTATTTCAAAAAACGAACGATTTATAGAAGTTTGTGGCTCTGGTTTTTGAATTCTTCTGCGGACATTTCTCTGGAAGCAGCACCACCACGTACCCAACCATCCATAGCAGATTCTTCAACATTCAATGCAGCGTTTTGGACGCGTTCTTCCATTTCGCCGTCTAATGGTTGAAGCATGTAAGGAGAGAATGACTTGTCCATAACAGTGGAAACACTTTTCTTCTCATGTACGGGTTCGCCAAAGAAAAGTTCCGATTCCAAATCAGGGTTGGCACTTCCTCTTCCTAAATAAGGGACAGTTACATATGGACGAGTAAACAATTGCAAACGTTCTGCGGGGTTGGTTTGTTCGGTTTTGATAAGTAATTTAGATTCGTCTTGAACGGCACTAGGAGCAGCACCAATACCGTGAGAAACACCATTGAAGGTCATCGCAGGTTGTTTTACAGCAAAGTCAATGTGTTGGTTGGAAGTGTTTTGGCTAAAATAGTTAGCCAACAAGTGATTAGCAAAACGAGTATTATGGATAGTGTTTTGGGTTTGGTCAGTATTATCAGATTTAATACGGTCGCTATTATGGAACATATAAGAATGAGAGGTTGACATACTTTATATTATACATAGAGAAGGATTTTTGATAAATAGTTAATTTATTTATGTATCAAAAGGGGGAAAGAATTAATAGTTGGTATGTCGTGCAAGATTACGGGCACACGCAAAAGGGTTTCCTTCTTTACAGGAAATCATACTTCCATAACAAAATTCAGCAAACGCTTGCTGGTCGTTAGGAATGGTAGTGCTGGAAGTGGAATGAAATGGACGTAAAGATTGTTCAAACACCATTTCTTCTCCTAAACTTCTAAATAATTTATCCTGGATATTAGGCTGGTCGTGGTTAATTTCTTGAACCATTTTCTTTGCACTGGTTAAAATCTCTTCATTCACGTTTTGATTAAAGGATGGAGGTGCAGGTTTTTTATCTGGGTTATAGTCATAATCAGTCATTAACACATTGCTAAATGGATTACTTGATTTGGGAGCATCAAAGACTTCTGGTTCTAAAACAATATTTTCGTCTTGCATCAAGTCTTCTACTGGGTTATCAAAACCTTCCTTTTCTTGGCGTTTGGCAAGTGATTCTTTGTTATGGTAATGATGTAAAATGTAAACAGCAGCCAATGTGACGAATCCAATGAAAACAGAACGAGTAAACCCAGATAGCATAATGCTAATAAGGGTTAGCAAAATAATAGTGCGTGATAATGCGTTTAGTTTTTGATTGTAAGACATATGGGCAACGGGAAACAGTTCATACAAGTATTCACCACGAAAAAGAATGTTAGGGTCTTCGCCCCAGAAAGGGACGTCTTTAGGTCCTGGTGGGTCTAACGGGTTTAATTGTTTAACTTCTGTTTCTTTTTTTTCAAATTCGTCTTTATTTATGATAGTAGGGCTTTCAGTAGATGATGACGATAGTTTCATAAGTATATATTTTCATTATATATTTCCGGAACTGTGTTAAACCCTAAAATTGGGTTATACAAAAGTATAGTGGTTTGTGGTATCCAAGTCCTAAATTACTTTGGAATACATTTGGCATCAATTTCCAAGGAAACAACATTGGTATCTTTTGGAACAACACGTAGAATACATTTTGTTTTTATACCCGCTAATGGTTTTACACAGCCGTTTTCTTCCAAAGCAGATTTATCATTACAACGTGCGCGGAACATTTCATATCGGTCTCGCACCATTTCATACGTTAGTCCCGATTTTTTATGAAGCATTTTATTTATGTGTTCGTGTAGGTCATAAACATATTTAGAGAAAGTATAACGCGACTCCATAACGTCCATATTAAAAGGGACGTCAATAATGTTTTGTTTGAAATTTGTGCGGCATTTACCACAAGGCAGAACGTTTTCTAAAGATAAGAAGAAATGATAATAGTCTTTCTTTTGGGTTGCTGTGGGTTGGACGGGGTAATTGAAGCTAATTGTGTGAAGACTATGCCATAAGGTAGGCCCCCATATAGAGGTCATCATACCATCATTGCTATTATAGTCTTGCTCTGTAAAAAGTTGTTTTGAAATCGTGTTTTTTTTAGACGCAGTCCTTTTCTTTTTGTTAGAGCTTTTTTTGTGAGTTGTGTTGTGTTTCATATGTGTTATATTATAACGATAAAAAACATTGTGCTAAAATAAGAAGGGTTGCGTTTATTTGTAATTAAAATGTATCGCTGTTAATATATAATGGCTAATTTAGTTGAAGCAATTTATAAAAGGGTTATTCGCCCATATCAATATACTATTTTGTTAGTGCTTACGACAATTTTGTTTTCAGTTGCGGCATATTACGCTTACGAGTATTACTTCCAAGAACAAACCGATGTAGCAAACAGAACCGGTGATGACCCAGTACAAGTGTATTTATTTCATGTAGATTGGTGTCCTCATTGTAGAAGAGCAATGCCTGAATGGAGTTCATTCAAACAACAATATGATGGAAAAGTAGTGAATAGTTATAAAGTTGAATGTATTGATGTGGATTGTACAGAAGAAGACAGTGAAGTAGCTAACTATATCAATAAATACGATATTGACTCCTATCCTACCGTAAAGATGCAAAAGGGAGACCAAACGGTATCCTTTGATGCGTCTGTTACAAGCGAAAATTTAGAAAGCTTTGTTGAAATGATATTGAATTAGGTATAGGGAACCATCTTTTGTATATTTTCAAAAATATACAAAACATCGACTAAAAAGGAAACAAGAAACTTCACTCTATTTCCATCTAATTTTTCCATTGCGATAAACGACCTTATTACGCATATCGTCTGTGTATTTTTCAAATACAATTACAGAACCAGAATGTTGATAGTACTTATATACGTATCCCCGGTGTTGTACCATATTCTCTATAATACTATGTAATAAATTGAGTGATGTTACATTATACGGTAAATCAGCTACATTCACCTTTACTTCTCTGGTGCTTGTGCGTTGTATATTGCTGTAATGGTTTATAGAATGACCTCTATTGGGGAAAGTTAATTGCTGATATATCGTATTACAAATATAGTTATAGTTTATTTTTTCTTTTATGTTAAGCAATATATAAGAAAATATTTGTTGTAGTATTTCACTGGGTATATATGTAGAAAAACGTCCTTTTTTATTATGAATGGCAATATCCCGTAGGTAATACCAAAAATGATAATCGTTATCACTATCCATGTTTGTTTATCTATAGACGTGCATTCTATTTACATTGTTTCGTTAAAACTTTTATCGTTGCTGGTATCATTAGCAGATTGTTGGTGTTCATTACCAAAAAGGGCACCTTGTACGTGTCTTAACACAATCAACTTACCTTCATTAATCATTGTTATCTTGTAGTCGCTGCTTAAAATACAATCACGGATTTTATTTGGAGAACGCGTATCAGTATATACTTCAAATTGGTAAGCAATTGAACCGTTATAAACTGGTTTATCCTTTTTTGTCATTTGATGTAATAATAAGCCAAGGTATTCAAACATAGTATCATTTTGTGATAATGAAAAATCCTTCTTCTCGTGTCCTGGGGTGATGCCTAATATTTCATTTGGGTCTGCCCCATTCTGAATGCATTGATACAATGGATAATTATAAAGCAAACATCCGTCCGCATAGAATTCTCCATCTACGTGTAAGGGTTCAAATAATATAGGAAGCGCACAAGAACTATATATAGCGTCAATTAATTTCCATTGGGGATGTGTTTTATGCGATATATCTACGCAATTATACTCCTTGACACTGGTTGCAATACAATGGAATTCTATTTTGGTTTCTTCGTAAAACTCTTTCACGGTAATATCAATGGATAAATTGGAACCCAACAAAAATGGGGATAACATTTTACGAATAGACTCAATGTTATAAAGCCCCAATTTGGATACACTTTGTAAAGCAGTTTTCAACCCAAAGGGGAATAATTTTTCAAATGGACGTTGTGTGAAATATTTTGTTATTTCAACCCAATCATATTTCAATAGAAGACATACACCTATAATCGTGCCAATTGAAGTGCCATAATAAGTTTCTATGTTATCAATATGCCATAGTTTCTGACGATAAGCTTCTTCCAATATTCCATAATATTGGAGTCCTGCAATCCCTCCCCCAGCACAAACTATATGTTTTATTTTCGATTCTGATTTTTCAGTATTTGTGTGGTTGTTGAGTGAAACATCTTGTATAATAGCTGGCTCACTTGTTTGAACATCAGTACTCTCTTCTTCCATACTGTAATGTATTCGTAAAATAGCCTTATGTTTTTTTCTTCTATAATAATAACAGTTTGCTATGTCATTTTTTATATACCACGATGAGGAAGATATGAATCAAAAAATGAATATTGACGACTTATTTGAAAAACAACAACAACACGACTTAAAACAGTTAAGTATTTATAATAAATTATTGAACCGTATTCACAAGCGAATAAAACACGTATCGCGGGCAATGAAACGAGAAACGCATATATTTTACAGTGTGCCTGAATATATATTTGGAGAATCTGTATATGATAATAAAGATTGTACTGGGTATTTAGTCGCCAATTTAGAAAAGAACGGGTTTCAAGTGCGATACATTCATCCGAATACATTGTTTATTAGTTGGAAGCATTGGGTGCCATCTTATGTACGAAATGAAATTAAGAAGAAAACAGGAGTTGTAATGGATGAAAAAGGAAACATTATTAGCCAAAAGGATAACATTGAACATGATATGAATAGTGGGTTATTTGCAAACCAGGGAGACATTGAAGAAGACGACAGTAAAGAAACCCCCAAAAAAGAATTCAATGATATTTCGGAATACAAACCAACTGGTAAATTAGTGTATAACCCCGAGATATTAGAAAAAATAGAACGACGTGTTTCATTCAAGTAAAAATATGTATGTCAGGATACACATTTTTTTAGTTGTTGGTTATGATTAGACTATTTCCACTTCCTCTTCCTCTCCATTGACGCTTTCCACGACATCTCTATTGACGCTTTCCTTGACGCTTTCCTTGACGCTTTCCTTGACGCTTTCCTTGACGCCTTCCTCGACATCTTCATTTTTCTCCGGGGTTATTTTGGTGGAAACAATACCACGAACATCTTTTTGCAAGCTATCATTCAAGTCTTGAATCACTTCACTAATAAGAGTAGCTCTCTGGGTATTTTTTTCTGCAATCGCTTCTTCTTTAAGCTGTTCAAGCTTTGCAATAGCATCCATTGATTTTAGAACATCTTTTAACAAAGGCACTAACTCTTCATTTTCGGTAAATGTTTTATAAATGACCTGTGTTCCTAACTCTGTAATGAGATAACTAATTTTGGCTATAATGGCATCACGAATACTGTCTGTAAATTTATCATCACTAATAAAGGACGTAAGCATTCTTTCCAATACGGTTTGGTTATTTTCCTTATTATTAAGTAATTCAATAACCTTTGCGTTAACTTTATCAGCTGTTTCCGTTTTCAAGTCAATTAGCCGTTCGTCAAATGATGTATTTTGTCCTTGAAGACCTTTGGAAATAGGGGGTTCTGTTATAGTCAATTGAGCTATTTTATCTCCCATAGGTTCAGCGTCATTATTGTCTTCAACCTCATTCTTGTTAGTATCATTAGCATTGTTAGTATCATTAGCATTGTTAGTATCATCATCGACACCCCCTTCTATTTCTTCTATTTCTTCTGTTGTCTCTTCGGATGTCCGTTCATTTTCTTTTTCTGTTTCTCTCATTTTATAAAAAATTTGTGGTAAGTCTAATTCAGTTATAATGCGTGGTATGGACTCATAAATGATTTTTTTGGATTCTTCTTTATCAAATAATGTAGTAATAATTCTTTCTATTGTATCATCCGGGAAGGGAACTTGTTCTGAACCGATCATAATCTTAATATCATTATCAGATAGTTGGTTTAATAGTTCATCGGGGTCATTTATATTAAAAAATTTACCTATTGTGTTTACCTCTCGTTGGGTTAAGATAGTTGAACCCAATATTTTGTAATGAATAGCAGAGTAAACAGCACGGTTAATCGTTTGACATAAGGTATCAATTAATTCCTTGGTAACGGTATCGGCAGCAACATCTATTTTCACTTTTTGTTCTGCAAGTGCGGTATTATATGTATCATCTGATGTTTTTGTATTAGTTCCCTGTGGAGACAAACCGGAGACCATACCAGAAGGAACATTGTTTGCCATATCAGGAGATACATTGTTTGCCATATCAGGAGATACCATTCCCATCATACTCTTCATTATATCAGGAGATACATTGTTTGCCATATCAGGAGATACC